CCCTTTGCTAGAGTTTCTGCTACTTGAAATTTATCTTCTAAAATTGCCATACGCTCAATATCGTGCTTCTTCTTAGCACCTTTTAGACAATTTAAATAATGAAGCATATCGTTATGATACTTTGCATAACGCCCTTCGAGCGATAATACCTTCTTAATTGTAGAGGTGTCACCAGAATTGTGCCGTTGAGCGATAATTACCGCAACATCAAATACAGATATATCTTCGTAAAGTTTATCTTTATTTGGCAGTATAACATCGTAAAATCCATCATTATTCTTTTCAACAAAGGTATTACCGACAAGTGTTGATTTTTTAGACATACGGATTGGATTGCCTCGACTTATTGCTATCGATGCAGCCCTTTCTGTTGCTTTGTCAAGCTTATCAATAAGTTTTGGTCTATCCATTCTTTATCTTTTGAATCCGTTATTTGTCCTACTCGCTGTTTTCTTTCCACGAACTGCTAAATTTGCAGATAGTTCGCCTGATGCTTGATTTGGCTTTGTATCGCCTACAATTGTCTTGGCTGCTTCTTTGGGTGTATATTCTTTCTTAATTTGTTCTTCTGTAGGTTGGCGACGCTTTACCTTGCCCATTGCTGCCGGAGCCACAGCAATAGCGCCTGCGCCTGTTGCGCCACCGCTGCATTCTTCCCTAATACCAGCTAATTTGCGCATTCTAGCAAGGTCGTTAACATCCTCTGCTGTCGGCTGAGTGGGTTGTTGCCCTGGTTGAATATTTTGTCCTTGTTCTGCACCAGTCATAAATGGCTCTAAAGCATCCATGTTTGCCCATTCATCTTGTCCTGTTGTAGGATTCTTAACCTTTACACCCTTAGCTGCCATGTCAACTTGCGAAATTTCACCAGGGACAGGTAATCCATTTGGCCCTTTAAGTCCAACTGTCATTCCTACTTCCACAGGTGCACCTTTTCCGGGCCATATTGCTTTCATCTTCTGCGGATTCGCTGCGGCGGCGCCTGCTTTCTGCGGTGCTGCTGTAGGTGCTATTGTCTGACCCGAAGGCGGAGTAATAATAGCTTCTTCAAGATTTCGATATTCAATAAATGACATCTGTGATAGAATCGTTCGAGCTTCAGTCAACTCTATATTTCTTTCTTTGGCTAATTTTTCTACTGCATCGCCATATGCCAATGCATTAATAATTCTATCACCTTTAATCATATTGTCTCCATCCTTGTGAATACCACGTTCTTAGCCCAACCGCTAGGACTTCCATTAACAGTGGTGATTCGAACACCACTAGGAATAATAACTCCATCTAAGTCATCTGTAAGCAAGCCTACTGGGCCTGGTGTACCAATTGGTGTAAAATTAAAAAACTGCACGCCTCGTTCAACCGCAAATTTCCAAATAAAACCTTCACCTGTAAGTTCTAATGTGTAATCAGAGAGCTGAAGGACTGCGACAGGATCTGACAATACAACAGGCATGGCTCGTAGACCAATGCTCATCAGAAATACTTCAAAATTCTTTTGACTTTTGTCTAGTGTCTCGCCTGTTACTTGAATATTTACTAAGCGTGGAATTTCCTGTACTGGAGGAGGATTAGGATTAGGATCTGTAAATGCCCCCGGCGAAGATGCATAGCAGACATAATATTGCAGGTCTGCTGTTAAGTTCTGCATCGATGATGCTGCACCGTGAATTCGTATTGGCATTATTAATCCTTATCTTCTCTATTTACCTGGGTTTTATTAGTTAACAGAACCAATCTGGAGTTCCCATGCTCCAGCGCCGTTGTTCACAAATATACATTCTTGTGTTGCATCAAATTCAATTGAATTTGTAGTGCCGAGGTCAGTTCCTATGATATCCAACACATTACCAACATTAATAAATACCGTTGTACCAATTGCCTTTGTTACTGCAACAGAACGACCTGCTGTATAACCTGATCCTGTTAACGGTGGTAATGTGACAGTCCCGGACCCTGTAACATAATATTTTGTACTAATTAACAATGCAGAGCCCGGGGGAACCGGGATATAGTCGACTCCTGCTGTAGAATTTATTGTTACTGTTTTTAAGAGTGCATTGGTTGTAATAATTACGTTACTACCAGGAATGATAGTTAATGTATCACTACCTAATGCTGCAATTGTTGGTTGTGTAGGAACGGCAACGAATGAGAATGCATTGGCACCGGCCGATGCAGGCGTAAAAATTAACCCATCTTCTGCAGGATTAACTGTCACAACATAGCCTGCATAGCCTGCGTATGAGTCCGGAGTATCTAGTAACTCAAGGAATGTATCAACGCCACCAGTACCGCATCCCCAAATATACGGTACCTGTTTTACTGTGCAGAGAGTACAATTTATATGGTCTACACCGACATTAGTACCCAATGCCTGTACCATTGCTGTTAATGAAATTTCATCCCAGATAGATCTGCCAGCTTCTAATGCAAATGATAGATTACAATCATTTGGATTCATTATATTAATGTAGGCACCCTCTGAAATCTTCGTGAAGATAATCTCTGCCGCAGAGTAAGGCACTGGTTGTCCAAAACTATTGATTGCACCGCTGAAGTCTGCGCCGCAGATGACATAATGTGCAAGTGACCCGGTTAGAACCTGCTCGTCAAAAACGCCACCTGAGTTACGAACGGGCATTTTAGTTTACCTCCAATCTTCTTATGGCAATAAAATTATACCATTTTTTTACCTTGCCCACCTTAAAGTGTGCCAACGACGAATCGTTTAAATCATTTTCTCTACAAAATTTTCTAAGATTTTTGACAATAATTTCATTTCCGAGATTATCAATTAAAATGAAGGTTTTAATTCTTGCGCAATTTTTGGAAATTTGATTTTTTGATTTGATTGTGTGATTCTTAAAATAAGAGGGTTTTCCAAAATTAGGATGATCTTTTCCTCTTTTTATTTTTTTAGGATCTAAACACCCGGTTCTTCCTGCCCAAAACATATTATATCCCTTAGATGGATTAAAAAAATCTGTTTCCGCATTTCCTATTCCAAATTTAGCCATATAAAAATTTTCTCTTTTTTCCAATAAATTTTTCGGAATATTCGATTCTAAGATCTCAAAATCAAAATTGTCTTCGCCGTATTTTTCCCAGGAAGATTGCAAATGGATATTATGGTGAATTCCTTTTCTCAGGCAAAGACGATGTTTTCCGAATCTTTTCAAAATACTAATACTACTACCAATATATAGTTTATGATTTATCTTATTTTTAATAGAATATATTCCACCTACTTGCATATTACTATTCCTCGAATATTTCTTATATTTATCAACATTTTCAGAAGTTGAGATCAAAAGAAAAGGGCCCGAAGGCCCTATCTTCGAATTGGCTATTTAGGCCAATGTATAATATGTTAACGCACCTAACGAGAATGAAACTTCTGTTACCGTGCAGGCTGCGAAACTAATAGGTGCAGGATTGGTGATAGGCGGTGTTGCCTGGCTAGCACATCCACCAAGATAAACTGTACCAATTGGAAGATTAGGTAGTGCCACTAATGCTGCTTGCATCTGAACCTGGGCGCCAGTTGGAACCACAGGTAGTTGTTTTTCATCAGCATTAGCTGGAGGAACACCATATGGTGGATCATCAGATCCCCAACCAAATGCAGATGCTGAAACAGCAATATGAATTTCGGTTGTTGCTGCATACAATGCAGGAACTAAACCAATCACAACAATATCGGCCTGCTTGCTAATTTCTTTAAGAGCAATAGCTGCCACACTATTTGGAACTGGTCTGTTATTTCCGACAACAAAATATGAATCTGTTGCAATTTTCCCACCGTGTACCTTAACTGGTAGATTAACTGTACCATCGGAAACTGTCCAAGCAAATGGGCCTGTAATTTTGAAAAACCTCATGCCACCAGTTAATGTTTGGTCATTAATGATGCCACCGTTGACTTGAAATGTCATGTTTGTAATCTCCTACAATGTTGTGTTATTTATCACAATACAGAAATTTTTGTCAACAAAAAAGCAGCCGAAGCTGCTCTTCTGTTTCAACCCTATACTGATTAGTATGGGAGGTTGGTTGGGTAGTAACCCGGTGCACCGGTTGGTGTGTTGCCTGGCGATGGCTCGTTGCCTGGTGTTGCGCCTGGGCCGAATGTCAATCCGCCGTTTGCAAATGTAGCTGCTGGCATAGTTCCGTCCATGTGTGAGAACGAGAACGAAACGGTAACTGCGCCGTCGTTAACGCCAACTAGCTGGTCAACTAGTGCATTTGTTGGTGCTGTACCTTCTACTGTTACAACTGCCTGGGCGCCAACTACTGGAAGTGGTGCTGCTGTGATAAGGCCGACGTTGTTCGAGAACCACGAAGCTGCGTGACCAAGCATAACGTCATATGTTAGGCCAGTAGCAGATGTGCTAATTGCAAGAATTGTCGAACGTGTTGCAAGTGTCTTTAGTGCGCTAACCATTACACTTTCAACAACTGCGAATTCTGAATTTGCAATTGTACCGGTATTAGCCGATACGATAGGTGTAAGTGGATCACCCAGAACGTGTAGATCGGCTTCTACTAGAGCCTTGATGTTCTTGCTGAATGTAAGCTTAACAAATGTTACTTGCTTTTCAACCCAAATGCCTGCATATGCGGCACCGTGTACTTTTGTTGTCATGATAAATATCTCCTGTTTTGTGATGGGGTCATCCCATTCATAACTTTATTTATCATCTGAAGGAAAATATTTGCTAATTTCCTCTGGATATAGGAAGTTTCTACCGTCTTTCCAGTCATAAAAGTTACTTGCAGCACGCTTCCAAATGCGTTCGCAGTCAGTCATTCCATAGTTTCTTTTAACTGCTTCCATAATAGTCTCGAGGCTAAACAAATCAGTAGGTGTACCATTGCAAGGAAGTAATCTTTTGGCTACTGTCTCGGGATCAGTAAAGGGACCCTCCATGACTTCGTCATGCTGTTTTTTCATCCATTGACCGGAACGTGAATCCTTTTGGCTAGTTCTTTCAACCTTGATAAGCCCATTCTCTCCAAACTTATATCTAACCTGCCTAACAGGCCGATTAAGTGTGTCAACTTCTCTGGATTCAATTGTGTTGACCGCTGAGCAAATTGCAGCAAGAATTAAATTCCTATGCGCACCTTTATATTCGGAATCATCACCGGGACTGTGATGATAGAACTTTTCCCACTCATAATTTCCAAAATTAAAGTCGACTTGAACAAAACCTGTGCGCGGCCTGCGCTCGTTAAGTGCAGCATTGTAGCCAACAATAGGATATTTTAAGTGAACCATAGAACCATTGCGTGCTGTATTTTCCACACCGTATAATTCTACCAAATTCTCCTTAAGAGCAAAGGGACCATAACCCCACCATCTGTCATCTAATACTACGTCGATGTCTCCGGAATATTCACTCTTTCCTGTAGATCCCGTGGTGTAATCGTTAAGATCAAAGGGGAATTCTAAGTCATCCGACAACTTAGTAAGTGTGGACTTTATTTCCGAAATATGGATTGTTCCGCACCCGGGAACGGCTGCGCCGCCTTCACTATCGGGCAACGTCTTGTATTTTAGTTTCATTATTTGATTAGATCGTTTAGGCTAATATTAATCTTTGATAGGAGATCATCGTAGTGCTTACGATTCTTCATTCCCCTTTTCCAAGATTGAATAACTTGATTCTTAATGCGAGT